CCTAATGTAGAGTTATCCATTTTACTTTTTTCCTTTAGTGATTGAGGCTTTCTTGTCCTGTGCAGATCGTTTTACGCTATATGCGATTGCGACGGCTTGCTTCACAGGTTTTCCAGCCTTGACCTCACGGCTGATATTTTCTTTAAACGCTTGCTTACTCTTGCTTTTTACTAATGGCATTTTGTGGCCCTCGTTCCAAATATTCTTCTATAATCTCTCTACGCTTTTCAAACCATCCAAGCATAGGATTACAACTATTACATAACACCCCACGGTATGTGCCAGGTATTACATGATCAATGCACATCTTCTTATGTTTCACACCACATATTTCACATGGTAGAGTTCTAAGATAATCTGCTTCTGCTACACTAAGACCATAATTCTTTTTCATGTCATAGCGTTTTTGTGTGGCTCTCTTAGCAGGACTAGAAGTTCCATTATTCTTGGCCATCTTCATTGTCCTTTGTTTTATTTATGTTTATGATAGAATTCACCGCTTCTAAGAACGCTGTACGCTTACCTTCTACTTGGTCGCCAATGTCTTCTACGGTGATCTCATTTAAGTTAGCCACAAACTTATTAGATAGTAGTGTGTGATACTTGTGTGTCAATTGTGTATCACCGTCAAGGCGTGCGTTGATAAAGTCTTCAACCAATAGTTCTTCATAGGTGCGGCCATTTGTTTTATTCTCAATGGCTTCTAATAGTCCAGCAATAGTCACATGACTCTTAGAACCTTTGGGACGGCCAGCACCAGGGCGTGCACCACCTCTACCTGGCTTTTCTGTTGATTCTGAATTTTTTTGATTAACATTCATAGATACTTTATTTAGCGTTCTTGAAAAATACCTTGTTTAAAAGCCATTCCTCTACAACCAATCTACGCTCTTTGTTGTTGGAATCTATTTCTTCTTTGTATTTTAATGCTATTTCATGTGCTGACATATTGTTAAGATTATAACCTAATATGTCAAATGAACTATAGCGAGCGGGACTACCGTTGCTTCTGTTTAAACTATGAGGATTGCGTCTAGCGTTAAGTCCTTTAAGAATACGCTTTTCAAGATTAATCATTTCTTGTTTAGAACCAAATCTAAGTATCTTACGCACCCAATTATTATTAGATTCAATTAAGGGTTTGGCTACAATACTACTACAGATATAACCATCATCAGGTGTGCCTTTATGATAGCCTACATACCATTGTTTGGTTTGTGTATTACGCCAGCGATAAACAAATGCTTCTTTCATATATAATAGTATTCTGTGGGTTTTTTCTTCATAAGTGTCAGCATAGTACTGGGCGTCTTCTTATAAAATTCAGCCATTTTAGTAAGGCTGGGAAATACACCATCAGGAGTTTGAACTTCACGGCTGCGTCTGCGTCCCGCTGTGTTTTTAATTTCAATGGGCTTATCTGGTCTGCGATGTGGTTCTCTAATCATGCTGCCATCAAACAACACAAAGCCACAGGGTCTACATATATGTTTAAAGTATTCGTGGGGTGTGCCCAATCTATAGGCATTGCATTCTATTCTTTGATTCTTAACTTCAGCATGACAATAGTCACAGACTTTTGTTTTATCTATGAGTTTCCATGTTTCTGATTTGTTGCTGTATTTGATTAGACCATTGATCTTTTTTTGAAATTGCTCGTTATCCATAATGGATATTTACGAGTGGTATGCTAGACGCATTTGGCTTTATGGTTGTAAGGGGAAATGATCAAAACACTCTTACTGGCATCCTGCGTGGGATCATTAACACTAGCACTGAATATTTAAGTCAAAAAAAACCCACAGGATTGTGGGTAAAAACTTCAAACTTGCGAGAAAGAGTTTTTATCGTTTTTTACGGGCTAGTTTTTGAGCACGAGGACCAGGTTGAAATCCCAATACCTGTGCTGGCTTCCAATTCAATTCTACACGATTTAATAATGTAAAAAAGTTTATGCCCAATTCTTCTGACCATAGTTTTAAGGGTTTGGTCTTGCCTTTGTAGGTCAAGATGTGTGTTCTTGGAGAGCGGCGACCCACTGCCTTGCTCTTACTCCATTCCATATTTTTAATGGTATAATCTTTGTCGTGATCCTTACGGGCCAATTTCCAACTGGCATCAAAGTTAGGTGGATAACCAAACTTGGTTTCAATGATATCAACAAAGTCCCAAAACTCATTGAAGGCAGGATCTACTTTAACGCCCTTGCCTCCATAACTCTTGTAGTCTGAATGTTGGGGATTGTTGCATACCTGACGCATGAATGACCAACGACGATACAGAACATGATCACGAACACGCATGTGTCCTTTTAGAGGTTTTCCTTTCATAGTCTACCTCCGCCTATGCCGCCTCCTGGCACAATAAGGCTAATACCACTACCATCATTGGCAGGGCCTTCTGGATTCATAATGGCTTGTTCAAACTCTTTTGATGCTCGCATCTTAATTGCGTTTTCTGCCAGTTTGATATACTCCGCTGTGAATGTGCCTTCATTGGTAATAAATTTGTTTAGGATTAAGTTTACTTTGCCAAATATGATCTTTTCTTCATAGCCCATTTCAACAAAGCGATCCACAATTAGTTTAAGGCTGGCTGTGAGCACTTCATCTTCTGTTGGGGCATTTGCGATAATTTTTTCAGTCATTTTATTTCCTCAAATAATATTTTAAATGTATCTACTTTTGTCATTTCTGGACGCACTCGTTCATTAGGTTGAAACCATAGGTCCATTTCACGCTTATAATGTTGATTTTCATAAAGCACCTGACGAGCATTACTACTAAACTTACCATATAAATTTCCGCGATTTTTACTTACAATAGTATAATCCAATGAACGAATCCATTCAATCATATCTTCTGCTTTATAATTAAATTTGCGACATTGATTAGCCACAATTTCTAATTGAATGGTTGGGCGACAACGAGCAATAGTTTGTTGGGCACCTTCTAGTACAAACTTTTCATAACCTTCAACATCAATTTTAATAAAACCAACATCCTGAAAATTATAAGAATCTATAGTTTCAACCTGAACTGGAACTTTAAGGCGTGTGCTACGCTCTTGATGAGTGCGTGGATTTTTGTCATAATGAGTTAAATGATTGTGTCCGCCATTTTTCCAATGAGTTATAATTTCCGTTGCGTATTGTTTTTCACCACATCCAACTTTGTGTAAAATAACATTTTGTGTTCCGTTGTCTCTAACGGTGTTAGTCCATAATTGTTGTGCTAATGGCGTAGGTTCAAAACATTCTACATATCCAAATCGTTTGGCATAATGAATAGCATTACAAGCATTATTGGTTCCAACATCTAAGGCTCGTGTCCAAACATCAACAAGTGTTTGAGCAAACTTCCAGTTTGTTCTTTGATATTGTCCTGCTTGTAAACGCTGGATATAAAGAGTATCACCTTCTTCAACCCAATAGGTGTGTCCATCTTTGCTATGGATTGGCAATATATTAGTCATTTTCTTTCTCCACGGCTGTGACGCCTGTTTGATCCACTATATAATAGTTCTTGCCGTTGTAGGGCTGTGTGGCTGTGTTGCCCCACAATACTGCGATCTTGTCACCTTCATTGACTTTGATAGTGACATCATCACCCTTGCTTAGAACCACAGCCAAGGGGTTTGGATCTGCTTGGTTGGTGATAAAGATACCACCTGCTGTTTGTTGTTCGCGTTCCACACGCTCAATTACTAATTTTGTTCCCACTGCCTTAATCATTTTTGTTTTCCTTTGGTATGATTCTTTTATAACATATTCCGCCACGAACAATGAATCCTAAACGCTCGTGTAATCGTAAAAATGTGTCTTGTTCTTCGCGGATTGAAGTAGATACCAATATAGGTATGCCGCAGGCTTTGGCCCATGTTTCCCAATAGTTAATTGCTTGAACACAGATGTGTATGCGGTGACGACTACTTAATTCAAGATCAGTGTGCAACATTCTGGCTTCTGCCATTTCATCATTGCTATATGGAGTGCGGTGGCCTCTGCCCAACCAACTATAGGCCAATAATTTATTAGTGGCCTTGTCTCTGCAGACCAATAGTTGTTCCAGGGCTAGATTATGTCGTTGATGACTGGTGCTAATATCTAATGCATAACGATATGCGTTATCATTGATTGTAAAAATAGTATCCATCTCTCTTTCAAAATGCACTTTGGCAAGTTGATACATATCTTCAACATCACTCCATTGGGCATAGTTCCAAGCCCAACTATCATTTGGCGAGCACTGGTATTTTTGAAATAGTGATTTCTGTAATGTTGTTGTCATTTCTATGCTCGTCATTTCTAATATAAAGATGTGCTGGATTTACACACACTGGATTACCACAGGCGTGACGGACATCTTCATTGGTTTTAAGTTCGCGATTTAATTTCATACGCATGGCCACACGATGCACCACGGTCATCTTGCGTTGACCTGCTTCATTTAGGACACCAATCATACCATAGCCCTGTCTGTGAAGAGGGCCCTTGTATTCAAGACATCCGTTGTCAGCGGGTTGGATCATTTGGCGGTATTTGGTCATGTTAACAAATATAGATCCTACTTTGGTGTATCTACGCCATTTCTTTTCTGGGTTCATTGTGTTCTTTCAAATAGTGTTTCAAAGGGAGTGACTTTACGGTCTGTTAATATTTTGGCTTTTTCTTTATCTGACCAACGACGAGTAGGTGTGCCATTTACTTCATTTAAAGTATCACGCACACTCATAAACAAACCAGTGGCTGGAATGTTATAACCTTGGCGATTGTAAGGTTTGATTACTTCTTTGGCCTGATGCAATCTCTTTTCAACAACTTCTAAATTGTAAGAGAATTTTGGAAAGCGACGAATTTCTTCTGGATAGGCTAATTGAATTGCTTTGGCAACTTCAACAATACTCCACCAATCATCTTTGTTCATTGAGTGAAATACCGTTTTCCAAAATTGTTCATCATTGTTGTATTCACCTAGAATTCTTTCCCAGTGAAGATCAACCATGTCCATCCAAAGATACACAATATCTCTATGTTTGTCTAACGCATTTGTGGTCATTACATTGCCTTTCAATTTATTATATTTTATTTATATTTTTTGTCAATCAATTTATACCTTTCTGATGCCTGTTTGCTTTTGTTTCAAATAATTTTTTAAAGTTTATTTGTTGTTTTATTTGTTGAATTGCTTTAGGCATCTGGCGAATATGTTCCTTAGGCGGAACATATTCAGTACCATTACGAAGTGCTTGTATCTTTGCTCGTTGTTCTGGTGTCATTATTCAATATCCTTAACCAATGCTAACATTTCTGATAATGATTTGCCATTACGCCAATCAAAGGTCCAATCGTAAGCATGTTCTCTAATAATAGGCTGTCCTTTGCTTTGAATGATCATATCACCATTCCATACACAATAGGCTTGGACTGGCATACCAAAATGTTGAACTTCAATAAATTGGCACCATACTTGGTGATCTTGTGTATCAGGAATATACGGAGTTGATTTAGACATCTTAACACCGTGCTCATTACGAAACAAATATTGTAGTTCTTCAAACCAACGATTAAGTGTTGTAGTACAACCTGGACCTGTTTTTCCCCAAGCAAAGTTCAATATTATTTTTTCTTTGGCAGCACCTTGGCCAATAGTAAATTGAAATTGTCCTCTGCCTTTGCGTTCAAATCCATCTCGCCAGGTAGTTAATTTTTGTCCAGTGGCCTTTGAAATTCTGATAGGTGCTTCATGTGGTTCACGAAGTGTATCAAGATCAGCCCATAGTTCTGGATCTGCTCTACGCCATAATTCTTCTTGTTCTTGAGTTAAATGTTTCATAACCAACCTCCACGCTTGATACGCTTGCTACCTGGATTGTTAACATATTCTGCTTTGGCACAAAATATTTTACGAGCATCACTCCAAGGATCAAATGGTAAAACAAAATGTGCGTCTTCAATCCATAAGTGGCACATCAATTGTTCTTCTGTAGAAACCATCATTGCTGTTTCTTCTCTAATAGGAGTACGCTGAATTGCTCCTTTTTTCTGTTTGGATCTAGGGCGTCCTTTACCAATGTAATCTGGTTTGGTCTGTTGTTTGTATGCTGATTGATAACCATGCCAATCAGCAACTTCTTGAATGTTATCAAAAAACTCTCTGCGACGATTCCATCCTACTAAGTTGAACACTAACTTATTAAAAGTTGTGCTGTTCTGTAGTTTGAAATCTACATTAACTTCAATGCGTTCTTCTTTGGTTTGTGTTTTAAGACTAACTGCGATATATTGAAAGTCTGCGTTTACCAAAGCGGGAATTACCTCTCCAGAACTACTGACCCCTACCTGAGGAGAGAGCACCTCTGGTGCGAGGCCAGACGGAGGCTTTAGCCTCAATAGGTCACTTGTTTCGCCCTCGCCAGAGGGCAAATCTAGTGTATTAGTATCTAATGTTAAATGTTTAGTGTTTAGTGTTAAGTGTTTAATATTATTTCCGCTCTGTATGCGGGCTTTAACTTCTTCAAAAATACTCATTTTAATTTCCTTTAATTGTTGTCGCTAGGTGCGAACTTAACCAAGCAATTTTAGATCTTTGCTTATAGATCTCTCTCCAGGTAGCGGCAAGGCTGTACTTCTATTTATACAAATTTACAGGAAACCAAAAATTATGTCAACAGGAATTTTAGTCAAAAGAAAACCCGCTTAGGCATTGCACCTAGCGGGTTTCCACACTGATCATTGGTTATTTGATTTCAGCCTGCCGTGGAGAAAGATCAATATCAACAATTAAAGAATTGACACGCAATAATCAGTGTAGGACGAGTTAAAAGTAAACCCTAAGAAGTTTGGAGAAACAAAACAGGAATTCTCGTCCTACATGTTATTTATTATAAAGCATCTGTACCTATTGTCAAATGGTTATCTAGCCAATCGTTTTGGCAAATGACCTAATTGACAAAATGCTAAATACCCTGTAAATTAAAAAGATGAAACCTAAAATTGATTACTACATTGAATACTGCCACCCAGAAACGCCCAAAGTTTGGCAACGAACCTGGGACTATCTAAACACACTACAAGATGCTCATGCCCGCATCACGCATTTCAAAACTATTGATTACATGAAGGAATGTGAATGCCGCATTGTCCAACGCACCCAAACATTTGAGGAATTAAAATGAATAACTTTCGTAAAGTAGCAGACTTTGATTATCAGCCTTTGCTGACAGAAATAGCCGCAACTCCACTTTGGAATTGGCTTAGCCTCAGGCAACATGCTGGGCATGGAGATGACATTGTACTGCGTTATCAAAGTGTTCAGGCACCACATGTAGCACAGGACTTTTTCACAGACATAACCTGCGTTGATTATTTTGTTCAGGAATACTTTCCATTCACTATGG